GAACAAACTACAGGACTTAGCTTCTGAAAGGGCTGTACTGGCGGCACTATGTCAGTACGGGCTAGACTGTTATCTTGACATTGATTTTGTAGATGGCGATCATTTTACAGATGACATGAATCAAGTTTTGTTTAGCTGTATTCATAAAACAATATCTGACAATGCGAAGGTAGAACTAACATCCATTCTATCTGCTGCAAATAGTCTTGGTGTTGGAGACGCACTAAACAACAAGGAAGAAATGGGATTCATTAGATCCCTGTTTAATTTCCCAGTAAATTTAGAAAACTCGCAAATTCATGCTGCTAAAATCGCAAAGCTAAAGCTGGCTAGAGATTTAAAGAAAACACTAAGCGGCTGCCAGAAAAGCGTAGAGTCCATGACGGGCGAAGAAGATATTGTTGATTTGATCTCTATGGTTGAATCTCCAATCTTAGATGCTACATCTGCTATTTATCAAACATCAAGTAATAAAACAGAAGTAATGGGAGAGGGTATTGATGAATACTTGGATTTTCTCACAGAGAATGTATCAGATTTTGTTGGAATCCCCACAGGGTTTGCACGATATGATGCTGCTATTGGCGGTGGGTTGCGTCGAAAATGTGTTGACTTAGTAGCAGCACGACCCAAGGTTGGTAAGTCTATGTTTTGCGATGCTGTTGCGCTCAACATATCAATGCAAAATGTTCCCGTTCTTGTTTTAGATACTGAAATGTCTAAAGAAGATCACTACAATAGAATTCTAGCTAGTATTAGTGGTGTTGAAATTAACAAAATATCCACTGGTAAATATTCTGACAATGTAATAGAAAATGAAAAGGTTCGTGCCGCCGGTGAAAAACTTAAAAACATACCATACCACTATATTAGTATTGCAGGTCAGTCTTTTGATAATATACTTTCTATTATGCGTAAATGGATTTATCAGCACGTTGGGTTCGACGAAAGCGGCAGAACTAACGATTGTGTAATTATTTATGATTATCTTAAACTGATGAGTTCAGACGGCATTAGTGCGTCTATGCAGGAATATCAAGTTCTTGGCTTTCAGATTACCAAGCTGCATAACTTTATGGTTAAATATGATGTTCCATGTTTGAGCTTTGTGCAGTTGAACAGAGATGGTATCACAAAAGAAAGCACCGATGCGGTATCTGGCTCTGACCGTCTTATTTGGCTTTGTACCAGTTTTACAATTTTTAAGATGACATCAGACGAAGAAAAAGCGGAGGACAATCCTAAAAATGGAAATAGAAAACTTGTTCCCATTGTAGCCAGACATGGTGAAGGGCTAGATGATGGTGATTATATTTCTATGAAGATGTTTGGTAATATTGGACGTTTAGAAGAAGGCATGACTAGAAATGAAATTCATAACAATGCCAAATCAAGAAGTGAAGGATTTGAAATAAATGAAAACTTTGACCCCGAATCAGATCTCAGCAGCGTGTGACGCGCTAAAAGATTCTATTCCAGAAGTGCTTGAAAGACTTGATATTGAGTATCTAGAATACGGCAATAGATATGCTTTTCCTTGCCCTATTCATGGAGGAGACAACCCAGAAGGGTGTTGTGTATTTCTAGACGGCGACGACGTTGTTGGAAACTGGAAATGCTGGACTGCTGGATGCGACGACGAATACGCAAGAAACATATTTGGTTTTATTAGGGGTTGTTTAAGCACAAAGAAGGGATCAGAAGCAACTCTTTCGGAAACATATAAATTTTGTGAGTCTATTGCAAAAGCAGAAGAAAGAGAAGAAGTAGACATCAATCCCGCTAAAGAAGCTAAACTAATTGATGTTTTTTTGAAGCAGTCTGTCGCGACAATACCAACAATTTCAAGACAGGATGTTCGGTCTAAAATACAAGTACCATCACCATACTACATGGAACGGGGATACTCGGAAGAAGTTCTTGACTTGTTTGATGTTGGTACGTGCTTAGATAGTGCTAGACCAATGTATAACCGTGCCGTTGTTCCTATCTATGATATAAACGATTGTTATGTTGGATGTGTTGGCAGATCAATATATGATAACATGCAACCTAAGTGGCTACACAGTAAAGGTTTTAAAAAAGAACATCTTTATGGGTTAAATATTGCAAAAGACCATATAATAAGAAGTAGAACCGTTTTCTTGCTAGAGGGTCAGGGCGATGTTTGGAGAATGCACGAAGCTGGATATAGCAACTCTGTTAGTATATTCGGCGCGTCCATAACAGATGAACAGTTGATATTGCTTGAAGAGATAGGAGTCATGAATGTAATAATATTAACAGACTATGATGAGGCCGGAAACAAGGCGGCCACTCAAATCATAAAAAAATGTGGAAGAAGATTTAATTATTTAAGGCCAACTCTTGACGCTAAAGATGTTGGCGATTTATCCGTTGAACAATTGCAAGAACAATTAAAGGCTATCTTATGACTAAAATATTAGCGTTTTCTGGGAAGAAACAATCTGGCAAAAGCACATCTTCAAACTTTATTCACGGCTATCAACTAAGAGCCTTTAGAGCTATAGAGAACTTCGCCCTAAACGAAGAAGGCGAACTCCTAATAAAAACCGGAGAATCAGATGACTCTTATGGGCTGCTGGATGTTAACAGAGTCGATGCGCAATTTGCTGAGTGGGCTGGATATAACATGTGGCCCTATATTAAAAAATACTCACTGGCCACGCCGTTGAAACTAATTGCCGTAGAGCTGTTTGGACTAAACGATGAACAGGTGTTTGGTACAGAAGCTCAAAAAAATACAAAGACTCACATAAAGTGGGAAGACATGCCAATTTCAATAGCGCAAAGAAAAAAGCTAAACAAGTACGGCAGAATGACAGCTAGAGAATTTCTACAGTACTTTGGAACAGAGATTTGCAGAAAGATCCATAATAATATTTGGGCCGAGCGTCTTGTTAAAGATATTGAGATGGAATCTTCTTTGCTTGCCGTCGTTGATGATGTTAGATTTCAAAATGAAGTAGAGATTATTCAAAAGGCGGGCGGCAGAGTTATAAGACTAGCAAGACAACCACATGAGGATAGTCATTCCAGCGAAACAGAACTAGATAACTATGAAGATTTTGATGCGATTATTGACAATAAAGATTTAACCATTGCCGAAACAAATAAACAAATTATTGATTTGTTAGAAGAATGGGGATGGCTAGGAGAGGAAGTTTTACTACAGAGCGAAGAACAGGAGAGATTAACAGGTATTCAAGCAATAAGGAGCTAGAATGATAGTAACGTATATCAGGTCGTCTAGCTATGGCAACTATGAATTTTGTCAGATGCAGTATTTTATGACGTATGTTTTAGGTCATAGATCAGCTTCTGGAAAAAAGGCGCAACAGGGTACAGCCTGTCATAAGGTCATGGAATGTTTAGCGGCATGTAAAAAAGAACTACAAGAAAAGCCAGAAGAAAAAAAATTATCTATTACAGATGATGCTATTGGCGAAGTAGAATTTACACCCAAAAAGCTCTACACTAAAAAGTTTGTTAAAGACTTGATGGATAGAAGCTATGAGTATTACACTTCTATGGATGAGCATAAATATTATCCAGCAGATTTTAAATTCTGTGAACAGCAGGTCGAAACAGCTTTGAGTTACAATGATGGTCAGTTCGACCCTAGAAATAGAACCATTGTAGACACAGAGCCTACTTTCGATATTCCCATTGAAGAAGATTGGGCTAAGTTTGAATATGAAATGCCAGATGGAACCAAGCTAAATGGACAGCTCGCTATCAAGGGGACTATCGACTTGGTTACACAGATTGATGACGGCGTTATAGAGGTCATAGACTGGAAAACAGGACAAAGAAAGAACTGGGCGACCGGAGAAGAAAAAACTTACGAAAAACTTCTTGAAGATCCTCAACTTCTATTGTATAACTATGCGATATCTAAATTATATCCAGCCTATGAACAGGCTATTATGTCTATCTTCTTCACAAGAGATGGCGGTCCTTTTAGCATGTGTTTTGACGCTTCGGATCAAGACAGATTTTTGGGTATGCTAAAAGCTAGATACGAAGAAATAAAAAATAACATTAAACCAAAACCAATTAAACAAAATAGAATGGACTTCAGATGTCAAAAACTATGTCATTTCTATAAAAATAATTGGCCCGGAACAAATACTACAATGTGCCAGCATGTCGAGGGCAGACTGCACGCGATTGGATACAAAGAGACCCTCAAAGAGTGTACTAAAGAAGGCTTTAACATTGGTTAT